ATATCTTCGTATGGTGTTTCAGCTTCTAACTGTAATATTGATACAGGAAGGGGTGGGTCTTGCTTAAAGTTAAATGTCTCAGGCACCCGTAGGATTGATGCGCTCTCAGCAGTGCGTGATGGATCAGCCCTAAACTTATGCTCTTCACATAAAGCTTTAAGGCGGTCGGCGACGGGTTTCCATTCAGCACGACCAATAGTCTCTGCTAATCTCCAATAAGCATGGATACCACGACCCGAATTAACTACCGTTGGTAACGGTAAATTTATAGTTTCACAAAACTTTTTAAGCTCTGCTAAACCAGTAGCTTGGTCTACATAACCTTTGCCACTAATATCTTTGTCTATTCCACAATCAATATCAATCCAAAACGATTTAAAGTAAGCGCTGTTCTTTTGCGTGCGACCGTCTTGGTCATTCTCATACTTGGCACAAGCAAAATAAACATCGTACTTTTCAAGCAACAGGTTTGTTACTTCATCATCTACTTCTTCAATAGATTGAACAAACGTCTGTCTTGGGCGCCCCTCTTGTTTTAAACCGACGATGCAATACCATCCTTCTTGCGGTAGTACTGCATTTAATAAATCTGTCGTTGCCATATCACCTCAAAACCGAGAAAGGAAGGGCAGCAGGGAGATCGGCTATCTCCTTTTCGTTCCGTCAAACTAGCTGCCCCGAAGGTAAACTATTTACTCAATAGCTTTTCTATTTGTGCGACCGTAGCTTTGTGAGGCATTACTATTCCGCTAAACCAGTTGTATACAGTCATGCGAGAAACACTAAACTTCTGTGCTACATGTATTACTGGAATATCGTTAGCAATGCAATATCTACCAAGCTTGACCCCAATGTGTTTAGAATCAGCAGCTTTGTTAGCTTTCACAAGCCGGTAGCTATAGCCTCTTAGACTCATGGTTATTCCTTACTCCAATTATCCATAATAGATCCTAAGTCTTTTTTAACTGCAGGCTCAGCCGCTTTCTTTTCCGGGCGCTTCTTTGGCTCTTCAACGGCTTCTTCCAAATCAGGTGCCTTGGCTTTAATTTCAGCTTTAGGTGCAACTAACTGTGCTGGCTTATCGCTTTTAGTAAATACAAATTCAATAGCCCGTTTAGAAGCAGGTGTGTCGCCTTGTTTCTTAGCTGTTTCCCACTGTTCTTTAGATAAAAACTTTAACGGTTTAAAGAACAACTTAGCGGTATCACTATCAGGGTCAAAGCGCATTTCGGTAGTGAGTGTATTCAAGTTGTAACCTTGTGAGCCAACATACTTAACATACTGCTCAAATGGCATGTGGCTTAAATCACCTTTACCGAATATAGATTTAGATGCAAGTTGTAACTGATATACATCTCCACCAATATCATCAGCAAGAGCAACAGCGACACGGCGGAAATGACGACAAGCACGACCTCCACCAGCACCGGAGCCTTTAACGTTCTGCGGACATTCAGCACAATTATGGTGTTGAGGTTCTTCAGCCGAAGCATCAGGCGTAACGCCATCGTTAGACCAACAATCTGGAATAGCAGCATCTTCTTTTGGATTGTAAGCTTTAGCATAAAAAGTCCTAGATACGTCTTTAGCCGCATTAACAATAACTACATTCAAAACATCGCTATTGCTTGTAAGAATCTCTTCCCCATTAACAACCATGCGAAACTTACCGCCACGTAATGAAATACGTTTACTGCCTGTGTTACCTACAAGAGCACGTGTAATATCATCTAATTTTACGTCTTTTAGGTAGTCTGGTAAATCTTGATTAAACAGAGTGATTTCACTCATTTGCTTCTCCTTACTGTAATCGAGTGTTCGCTATCCACATTTATCCCGAGTGGTAGCAAGTCGGGGTTTTCTTCTAAGAATTGCTTAATATTTGTTTGATGTATGCGTCTTTCTAGTAGCTCAGGCACATTGTGTTCAAACATAAACTGATAAAACTTTTCCCAGTCATTAGTCCAGTAACGGCTTTTAACTGAGCGCATAACTGTGCCGCAAGGTGTTTTAAGACTTGTTGCCCCAGTAGCTTTACATACATCTAACATCTGTGCTTCAAGGACTTTGAGTTGTCCTTCATAGTCGGCGTCGACTTCATCCGCTTTTTTACGAGCATCATCTCGTGCGTCTCTAATCTTAATATAGACTTCGACGATTTTATCTACGCTTATATCTAACATACCTTCCTTTCTTTTTTATTATAATAACACAACTATTTACTTTGTCAAGTGTTTTCCTCAACTTCATTTTTGTATAGGTCTATTAGTTTATCATGTACATTAAGTTTATTTTGTAGCATGTTATACAGTCTAGCCTCTACGGGAGAACCCTTAATATGGACTACAGTCATAGCGTTCTTTTGTCCTTGACGGTCAATACGTGCATTGGCTTGTAGATAAGTCTCAATTGATGTAACGGGGCTATACCAAATAATCGTATCTGCCGCAGTTAATGTAACACCATGAGCTGCTGCTTGTGGTTGAATTAAAAGGACTTTTGGGTATTCTGTCTCTTGAAATCTTTTAAAAATATCAGTTCGTTTGGAGACTGGAACAGCTCCATTTATGATATCGCAGACAATACCTGCCCCTCTCAAATGCTCACTGAGTAGTTCTATTGTATGAGTAAAAGGCACAAAAACAAGCACCTTATTGCTTGACTCTTCTATTACTTCTGTGATAACTCGAAGGCGGTTAGAAACATCAAACTCAATAACAGCACCGGTATCAGAATAAACAGCACCACCACTGATTTGCAAAAGTTTATTAAGGTTAACAGCAGCATTGACGGTGCTAATTTCTTCACCATCTGCGACCATGAGCATTTCTTTCTTGAGGAGTTTGTAGTATTTCTCCTGTTGCGCAGTAAGGGGGGCGTCCCGAAAAACATGTGTAACCTCCGGCAAATCTAAACATTCTTTTTTAGTAAAACGTATGGCGGGTTGAAGCGCATTAAAAACTACTTGGTTTGCTGTTGGCTTTGGCATCCATTTAAACTTGCTAATGTTAACCATAGTCTGGTCACGAAATGCCCCAAAGAACCTAGGCACCCGATCAGGAACGCATAACTTAGCTAAGCCATAAGCATCAGTGGGGTTTTGTGCGGCTGGTGTACCAGTCATCATCCACAGCCAAGTGTCGGGAGTAATTAGTTTGCTAAGGGTTTTCCAGCGCTGGGTTGTTACAGTCTTATACGCATTAGCTTCATCAATAATAATTAAATCAAAATTACCTTCAGCAATAGCCTCAGAAACAATCTCAACGCCATCGTAGTTAATAATAATGAAGTCGGCGTCGCCTTCTATAATAGCCTTTCTCTTGAAACGGTCCCCGTAAGCGACATCTACTTTGCGATGTACGGCAAACTTAAATAGATCTGCTTGCCATGCCGACTGCATGATAGATAATGGGCAAATAATAAGAACTCTTTTAATAGCACCTTGCTTTAATAAGTAATCTGCTGCCCATATAGCTGATGCAGTTTTGCCTGTGCCTTGCTCATTAAATACAAAAGCACGGGGATGTAATGTTAAAAAGTTAGCCGTGTCACGCTGGTGCGACATTGGGGGGTAAACCCCAGGCCAATCATAATCACGCTGAATTGGTGATGGGACTTTATCTACTTTTAATTTTGCTAATGCTTGCGCTTCCTGTAAACCCCAATGCACCACAACTTTGTGCATGTCGCCATCAGTTTCAACAATCTCGCTTTTCTTAATACATTCTGTTACAAGGTGGGGTCTTCGGGTGTTAATAACTAACGCTTTGTTATTTATTATTTCCATTTTTCGGTCGGTTCTTTTTAACTGTGTGGTCTGAGTTCCGGCTGAATGAGCGATTGGCGCTGGGAGACTTGAGCTTAAGGTTTGACGCAGCGTTGGAGCCGCCTTTCGAAAGAGGGACAACATGGTCAATATCCTTCCCCTTGCGATCCACGCCCTTCTTGTCCATCGCATAGCGTGCCCTCTCCCGAGCATTGCGGGATGGTTGCTCTCCCCTCTCCTTCTGTTGCTGATATTCTTTCTTGTAAGGGCGGGGTTTGTTCACATAAGGCATAGCGCTCTTCCTTTTTATGGTAAATATAGACGCTTCCGTCGCCTAATACCACGTATTTTGGCACATTTTCAGCATTTTTGCCGTAAAGTTCATCAATAACAGCATCTAAATACGCCACTTCAAGGTCAATATCTATATGCCCAGCAAACGGTATAGGTTCTAAGTTAGTCATATAAAGGGCTACCCCAAAACTTGCTTACATTTGATATGCCTATTACATCAGGTTCTTCTTGGCTTGTTATAAATCTGCCTTCTGTATCAGGTGCTTTATACAAGGTACGCCAATCTACAAATATAGTCTCTTGATGTTCACAGCGTTTTTCTTTTAGCATTTCAATTTTGTATTCGTGCGTGCAATCTAAACAATAATTATTGTTATCCATGGGGTGACCCACTTTAGCAACAGTCCACATATACTCATCATATTTTTCTCGACTTTCAAAACAAGGTGGATACCAGCCGGGGTTGTATTGTTTAATAGTTATTACTGGTCTATTGCCCATTTCTCTTGTACCTTTTTTAACTTTTACCAACAAAATAACCAATCGTATAAAACACAACGGCTACTACCATTGGATGCCGTAAACAACGACCACTAAACCACCAATCAAATAGTTTGTCCATTTCTCTCTATCCTTTCAATTTCACGGTTTATGTACCACATTGCCTTCTTTAAATCTTCTAAATGTTTGCCCTTCAATGCAGCACGCCAAATATATTTAATAGCATTACCAAGATTAAAGTTCATATGCTCGGTAATTTGTATGCACTCTATACCTGATGGGTGGTCGGTGTAATGTCTAGGGTTATTTACTGAGTCTGTCAAAATAAAGCCTCCTCAAATTTTGATAAATCTACCAATTTCTTTTTCGAACGTAATTGTTTGAACGTCCACCCAGCTCTCCCATTTGCGATTTGCCTTGCTTCTTCTCGCCTGGAGACCGTTCGCATTAGTTCTTGGTTCTCGTCGTAGATTAGGTACAGCAGCATAATTAGTTAGCTTTCCAAATTCGGGTATAGTCGGCGGCAAATGTTTAAGTGCTTCTAATACTATTTCGTCAAGGCTCAAATACTTTTTAGGTCTTCCTCTAGGCACTCTTAGTTCTCCGCTTAGGCTTAGCTGCAACAATCCCCATCTCTACTTCCGGCTCGGGTTCCTTGCTACGGGCTTCTAACATTTCGTCTGCGTATTTATAAGCCAATATTGCTGGCTCTTCCCCCACATCGTAGTTACAAGACAAAATACCATTCAAAGCAAACATCGCAAAGCAGTCCCTTAAATCATTCTCGTTCATTTTTCTTGTGCCTTTGTTATTTCATTTCTACACGCTTCAATAGAAATCCAAATACCAGTAATTACACAAGCAAATGGATAAAACAAAACGGCAATGGTACAACACAAACCTACTGTTAATTTATTCATTTCTCACTTGCCTTTCTTATTAACAATTTTT